CCACCTTGTTCACCACTTAAATTGCTTATCATCTCTTTTATGTCACATAGTTCATGAGCCAAATCTTTCAGAAAATGAAGTATCTCTGTATCCATAATTACCTCTCGGCTAATCGTTTAATGGCTATCCCATATCGCTTGCTTATCGATTCAAAAATACTTCTAAACTGTTTCTGGCATTCTCTACACTTGTCTTCTTTGTCATTCTTCGGGTAAAACCGACCACAATGTGTACATCTAATATTGCTCAATTAAAATATCCTCATCACTGGATTAAACATATCAACATGCTTGGTCTCGCCCATCTTGTCTTGTGCAATACGGTCACTGGCAATTTCCAAGCAACCATAACCCAAGGCATCCATAGGGTGAGAAGCCATGTTCTTATTCGGCTTGTCCTTATATCGCTCTTCCCCTGAGACGGCAACACGTGCATACACATAATCCTTCACAAAGCCTTTAAACAGGGTTGGGCAATTGCGCCTATCCAAAACAAGTCCTGGCTTACCATCTACCATCTTGTTTAAGAAGTACCGAACCGAGCCTAAACGTGGGTCAATGTCATTGGTTCTAGCACCTGTAGTTGGCACATTCAATGAATTGAGTTCCCCTATGCATGACATTTCTTCAACGATTTCGTTGCGTGCATTCCCTGCTGGGTCTGCAACCGACATGCCCACCTTGCAATAGGGGAAGTCTTTCATGAGCGATGGAATGACAATAGAATCTGCAAAGGTTCTGATTCCCATCCCATCGCCCACATACTCTTTTAGAATCAGCAATTGTCCACGAGCTGACAGCTGCATAACAACACAAGCAGGAGTAAGACCAAAGTCCCAACCAAGAATGAGTTGCTCACCTTGGATAGCATCCAAAGATTCAACCGCGTGAAAATCAGGATTAAATTCAGGATAAACTCGTTTACCAAAACCCACAGAGCCATATTCACCCAGACAAAAAACTTTAACAAATTCTTGAGATTGTCCTTCTGCCAGATTTTCATAATATGCATCAGGCAGATGAGCAGCATTATCTGCATGAGGGTTGCGTACCCATTTTCCATCGTCATTCTTAATTAATCCTGGTGGTTGCTTGAAGAGCTTATGTTTATCGAACGCATTCTCTTCAAAGTCTTTGAATATCCAGTGGTCATCTTCAGGAGGGTTAGTGTCAGCAATAATCCCAGACCAATAGGGCTCATGACAAAACGCTTTTGATGGATAGCGATTCACCCGACCTTTCATATGCGCTAAAGCCGCCTTAGGAACCTCTGAGAGCTCATTGATGTAACACCCTGTCAACTCCAAGGACTTTATCTTTCGAACGTCCTCTGGCCTATCTAATGCGATAAATAGGAGTTCTAGTTCAACAACCCCATGACCATCGTTAAATGTATGCTCATAGGTCATTATGGGCTTCTGGCGTTTACGTACATCCCCAAGCTCTTCAAACCATGCAAGCCATGTTGCTAAGGTTGTGGTAGACAGCTCTCCACTTGTATTTCGAACGATTCCCCATCTGCTGCGTCTCCGTCCGGAGTGCCATACTGGTACACCACACGCTCTACGCACAATCTCTGTAATTGCCCACGTAGACTTTCCACTGCCATAAGGGCCCATAATGACGCGCACAAAGCTATCATCGTCATGAGCAATACGACCGGTCGCAGTCGGAATATAGAGCTTATCTTGTTCTTTAGCATGTATGATCATCCCTTGATCGTTAATCGTTAACTGGCGCTCAGTTCCCTTTTTGCGCATCTCTTCTATTTCTGCAATACGTCTTGCTATCCCCGAAGCACTCAGATTCATTTCTCAAGCACCTTCTTCGGTGGAGGAGTTTTATAAGGAGGGATTTTGTAGTCCTCACGAAAATGCTCTTGCGTGGTATATCGAGCACCACACTTAATGCATTCTCTACGCCTATAGATTTGATTGCTCCGCTCATCCCTATCGGTATGTATGACTCGGGAATCCGGATAGTTGCACGATTTGCATTGCATCTATTTCCTCACACCACGTAAGGTTGGTTTGTACATGGCACGAGCAGCATTGGTATGGCGTTTCGGTGCATCTTCCACCCTTACTGGAATCCATGTGTTCTTTGTATCAAATTCATAAGCAGGAGCAGTATCAAAAGTCTTTTTCTTCTGCTTCTCTATCCACTTATTCTGAATGACAGGCATTCTTAAGTCCTTTTATTATTTGGCGAAGCTGGGCTGGATTCGAACCAGCGCAGGCCTAATGCCGTCTTGCCTTAACGAATAAGGAATAAAACGCGTTTAACCACTCCGCAACCAGCTTCATTTCTTTTTAGACTTCCCAAGTATCTTATTGGCCTTTGCATCAATCTTTGACTTAGCCGATTCTGACAATTTTCCCTTATTCACCATCTGTGTAGCACGTGCCTTTGCATTCGCTGCGTGTGATTTATCAGGCATAGGGTATTTCTTCTCGCCAGGTAATCCAAAGTCGCTCTTCGGTAGCTTCTTTCGCTTAACAGTTGTAAGCTTTGCCATGACTACTTCCTTTTAGATGGTTTCTTTTTAGTCTTCTTTGCTTCTGCATAGGCAATAGCAACCGCTTGCTTAGGAGGCTTGTTACCGAGTTTGATTTCGGTTCCAATGTTTTGTTTAAAGCCTTTGGTTCCAGGCTTAGCATTCTTAATCAATGGCATCATGATTCCTTATTTGTAATCTTTCTTGCCATAGTTCGCTTTGCTCTGAGCAGGTAGATTGCGACAGGCTCCAGCTTCTTTGTAGGTGCGCACTTCTTGTTTTTGTTCACGGTCAAGATATACGTTGTTGCGAGTAGACAAATAGCCGTCTGGTTTGTTTGATGTGTATTTAGCACCCATTTTGTTTCTCCTGTAGGTCGTGCAACTTGATTAAGTCGGCAAGAACATCTTTAACAATTTTTGCCTCATGAAACTTTTCATTCTCGATTAAATCGCGCTGCAATCTCTGATATTTATGTATTAACTGCATAATCATAATGGCCATCAGTATTTGCAGCTCTTCTTCTTAGCCATCTTCATAGCCTTGGGCTTCTCATGCAGATGCTTCTCATGCTTAGCAAAAGGATTAGATTCCTTCTTGACCATCTTCTTTGCTTCTTTCTTCATGTCCTAAGTCTCCGTCTTGTAGTTTGGCCAGTCGTTGATTCAATTCATTGAGTTGCGCATTCGGGCCGAAATGCTTATGCCATCTGCGTTCTAAAAGCCATGCGTCTGCTTGCCAGCGCTCAGGACGAGCGGCAATAATATCGGTATGTTCTCTGATGCGTTGCATCTCTGCCCTCTTTATATCCTCAGAAAATTGAGTGTAATCAGAGTCAATTCCATCCCTTCTGTGAACCTTTGCTGTGCGTAGCCAATCGTAAAGAGTTTCCTCACAAATTCCATTTGCTTCGGCTGCATATTCATAGGGGATGCGATTTCGGATGGCGTCTACAATTGCAGCTCGCCTTTCAGGAGTGAACTTTGAAGGTCGACCAACATCCGTAATGGTGTCAGGCGCTTTTAAACTAGAGTTTCCAGCCATTACACTAATCCTTTAGTGATACATTTCAACAAAGATAGTTTACTTCTTTTTACGTCCTATTACCAGCATAGTTACTACTAATACCACGGTTTCAAAGCCATCAGCAGTCGATAGTAATTGATGCAATTCACTACTATCAATCACCCCATCTTTCAGTGCGGCAACCAAATTGGTAATGAAAGTGATAAAGCACAGTAGAGCAGGCACTGAAAGGACTAGATGAGGATTTTCTTTTATCTTTTGACGAATCCTTTTCATAATCACCACCCCGCATCACTCAACCAATTCAAAGTGTACTAAGTCCTTAAAACGCTCATTATCAATATTTTTGTCACTGTTCCAGTCGCCACCAAAGCGTACGGCATGTGTCATCTTGCCTTCATCTTTAAGCTTCTGAGCAATTCCCATGACATAACCCGCAAACCAGTAAGAGCGTTTGTCATTTTTCCAGTCAATGGGATAAGGTGCGACATCAACGGCCATTGAAGGTTGATGATTGTGTTTGCCATGAGGCCAGTGAAGCTGTGTGTTTCCAGCATCAAACGCGCGCTCCTGGTCTTCCTGATTTCGATAGCCTTCGAGAATCGTACAGTCAAAGGACTTAATCACTTCGTAAAACAAAGCTTGTAAATCTGGATGACAGGTCGACAGCTTAGAAAACGATGACTGACTAAATTTTGGCATGCACTTCTTCCTTGAACACGTTTTTTATTAATATTATCACAGGAAAGAAGTATCGGAAGTATTTCGCACAGAATTTCGCATAAATAGCATGTATAAAAGGCGAATAGAGCGACTATTGACTGATAATGAGCAGAATATTCACAGAAATTGAAGTAAAAAACCCGCCGGAGCGGGTCACTTTACAACAGGAGGGAATTGGAGTGCGAAAATTTAATAATAAGGACGAAATCAAGTACGGAGATAATGTTCAATAATTTCTTTACCATCAACCCAACCGTAACAGAAAAAACCAGCATAGCCAACACTTTTAACCGTTTCAATAAACTTTTCTTGCGCAATCCAAGTAGGTGTTGATCGTTCGGACTTTGTGTATTTTTTATTCCGTTTTACCTCAAGCCATAAGCCAGGATGAGATTTTGTAGGGTAGTAAATAAAGATATCACTGGCTCCTGGCCGTAATCCCATGCACTTTAGTTGATGGCCTTGCAGCGGTGTGCGCTTCCCTTCATTATTCGTCTTGTGAAAAAACTCTTTTAGAACAGGATGATAATTCAACCAGTCCACCAACCATTGTTGTTCCTCTCTCTCTAGCGGTACATCTTGTTTCAAAGTCATCCGTGACCTCATCATTCTCATAAAGCTTCTTCAATAATTCATAAGCCGCCTTTCTATCGGCTAAATTAACTACTTTTTTCATTTGCTTCTCTCTGGGTAATATTGTAATTGCCTAACCATTTCTTCATAACACGTAATCGCCTCTTCAATCTTCTCGCCTGGGTAGGCTTCTAACAACTCCTTGCAATGTTGCCTTAAGTCTTCAACGTCATCGCCACCATGGCCATCTGAAACCTTTTTTACCAGACAACACAAATGATTTTTCCTTGCTATCCATAGCCCTCTGTTCATTTAGGCTTTTACAGCAACCGGAATCCCCATTTTTCGAATGGCCTCCATAGCTCTTAAACGTGCCTCATCTGAACGCTTCCTGTCTTCAGGATGCTCTTCAGGCGTATCTGTTAGGGCTTTTGGTATTTCTTTTAGCTTCCCTTCGATGAATTGCTTACAGGCAATAGCATAATAGCGCTCAAATGTTTTAAAAGCCGTATCGGCCTTCATTGAGCGATAATTCATGCAGCCAATTTGGTCAATAGCATGTTTAATCACAGTATAAGTTTTATGGCAATTGGCTTTGTAATCTGAAAATTGGCGATTAATTTGAATCGATAGCTCATACGCCTCTTCAAGTGAAGGCAATCCAATGTCTTCAGGTCTAGGTGAGCACCATGCAATAAATTCACCAGGGCTTGGTACAAAAGGCTTTTCCATCAGATAACATCGGTTTAAGCCATGGTGTATTTGCTCAATTTGATTTATTCCAGCAAGCATAAATGCTTTAAGCCAGACCTTTTTTGCAGATTTATATTCTTCTGCTGTTGGCCATGCTTGTTTGAATGCAGAGAAGTTGCTTCTAAGCTCCTTGAAAAGCCAGTTGATTACCGATGCAGTTTCGTTTGACAAAGCTTCGACTCTCTCTTGTTCCTTCTCGTATTTTATTTGCGATAAGTTAAGCAAATTAGATACGTGTCTCATAACTTCACCTCATCAATCCATGAGGTGTCCGTGTCATCGTAGGGTTGTTGGTAGTTTGCCAATGCAGTAGGGGCTTTTGCTTTCTTGATTTCATCATCCCATCGGTCTTGGTTGATGTAGGTTAGTGGGTTAGGAGCGAATCCTCTAAGCCATGAGTCGTCATAGCTTACTTGCTGATACAGCTTATCGAGTATTACATCGGCCATTGAATCTAGATTCCTACGCTTCCATTTTTCAATACAGGCTTTCTTTGCTGTCTTGACTGGATACATATCCCAAAACTCATCAAACCGATTACTTTCCCCCTTGGGGGATATAGGGGGTTTGTTTAGATCTTTTATTTGTTTAGATCTTTTATTTGTTGTAGGTGGATCCACCAGATGCCTGGCTGAACCAGAAGGTGGATTTTCAGTAATCTGGACATCATCACCAGAAGACGGGTTTTCAGTAACCTGGACTTCACTAAACAAAATCGTTTCCCATCTTACGATCCGACCCTTCTTGTCTTTGATGGCAACACTCTTCAAAAGGCCTATTAATTTCAGCTCAGCCAAACGTGCGCGAATAAAATCGCGACCCTTACAGAAACGGTTCTGAAGGTTTGTTTCTGATATATCCCAATCAGAAGGCTTCGATGCTAGGTACACATAAATACCAAGAGTCGCAGGATCTTTTATGGACTCAAGCGTCTTATTCAGAAGAGTTGTGAAAGATAAGCCGGAATGTTTTAAGATATGGGGTGTATTTTTTACGATGCTCATATATAATTGCCTCTGATGATTCTTGTAATTTGCTCCGATGCGATTCTTGTAATTGCCTCTGGCGGTGCATATAAGTTTTGTCGGGTAGGTGTTGTGCTAGTAATTCTCATAGTTATTCTCATAAACATTTGCCTAAAAAAATGGGTGTCCTAGTAGGACTTGGATGCTAAAAGCCGTACATCGCCAAAATCTGGCATCCGGTTGTAACTCAGAATGAATACACATCTTGGCGGAGGGTATTCACTTCTTAAAAAAACTCACGTAATCAGCGGGCAGGACGCCCAAATTACCTAACAATGTTCAATTAATCATCATGTTACGCTTACTTCTTCATAGCAGCGAACATGCTGCTACTATACCTCTTTGTAGAGTTGTTTATCAACAGATCACTATCAGAAGATTTATTTATAATAAATCGCAGGCGAACGAACACGAAATATATCTCGGAAGCGTTCGTATGCTCTGATTTGGTTACTTTTTAGGCTTTGCATGTGCTTTGTCAGCTTTAAATTTTTTCTTTGTTTTTTCCTCGATAACAAGTTGCGTAGTCCAGGGAATATATCCTTTTCTTAGCCACCCCAAATATGTTGTGCTTCCTAACTCAAGCTTTCTCGTCATATCCGCCCATGTACCGTAATACTGCCGCAACTCTTCTATAAGCATGTCCAACCTCCCTTGTCTTTTGTTAGTAATTACGATAATAATTAATTGCACGTACTAGTAAGTTATTATAATAATGCATCCCATCACAGATGACTATAACAACTTAACTAAAAAAAGCCAGAAGAATTTCGGCGTGGGACATTATTTTTACTTAGGATATTTCTTTAGTGTTCTGAGAAAAAATAGTAGTCATTATATAAACCGTTAGTAACAGTTTTAATCAACGAACAAATCAGAAATGGAGCGAAAATGAAAGATTCTTATTCTTGGTTAACGCCGAAGCAAGCAGGTGAATTAGCCGGATATTCAGCAAGGCATATTCAAAACCTAATAGTGGCTGGAAAGCTCACTGCCACTAAGGAGGATGGTAAATATTTTATTGATAAAGCTGAGTTTTTTAGGGTTTTTCCTAAGGCGCACAGGAAAGAACAGGAAGGAAATACTGCGCAGAGAGAGGCGGAAAAGCAGCGATTAGAGTTCGAGAATGATTTACTCAAGGAAGTTGCTGCAAATAAAGACAAAGAAATCGAATTTTTACGCAGCCAAGTTATCTTTGTATCGCATGAAAAAGAAAAAATGCTTGATGCTCTTGTGGGTCAAACCAGGCTTTTAGAGCACAAGCAAAAGAAAGAAGATATCAATGTAGATAAGAAAGATTGGAAGAGAATATTTCGACTTAAAAAGGACTAAAAAAGGAGGATTCTAATACAGATAGATATAGTGCAAATGGAGTTGGAAAAAAATACCCGCCAAATCGCATCATCCATTCGCTAAACCAACAATAATTATATTTTTATTTATTTGCACCAATGTGCGGTAAATATAAGGATTTGTTGTTTTAAAAATGAATAAGTGATACATTTGGTTAAATCAATAAATAATGATAAATACAATATGGGAATGGGAAATAATGGCAAAAGACAACAGTGATATCAAGACATTCAATATGAGAATGCCAAAGGAGACGTGGCTCTTCTTGAAGAAGCAAGCTGCTGCACAAGAAGTTTCTATGACAGAAATTATTTTGCGCTGCGTAGATAAATACAAAAAAAAGTTTGATAACAAGTTGACAGATGGTGATACAGATGTATAATTGTATCTATGAATTTAGATTAGTATGAAAGAAGAGATAAATAGAAAAATTCAAAGCCAAGTAGATCATCTATTCAGGTCGTATGAAGGGGATGAACTAAAACAAAAAGTATTTGACTTGGCTTTTGAGTGGTACTTGAAAGGAAGTAAAGAGAAAGATGTAAAAGAGTAAAAAGTAAGATTGTGGATGGCTGGCTGTAACCAATCACCCACTGAACATTAATCAAATCCCTAGCAGGAGTTAATAATGAACGTAGTTAGTTTAGCGCAAAACCGTGCGCAAAAGCAAATAAAGGCATCATGGATTGATGATCCCTTTGATTTAAAAGGTGCTGTCACAGGAGTGACTAATATGAACCCACAGCGTAATTTATCAAATTATGCAGAAGAGTTGGTCGCTCAATACGCAAAATATACGCATGGGCAATACGACTTAATCCTATCAGATCTTCCCGAAGAAGAGCAAAACCAACTTGCTAGCGCCTATATAGAATCTATAGACCGTGAAATAGAGTGGGCTTGCTATGGAGAAGATGAATCAATAAACAGTGATTTTCTTTGCGCTCTTCTCTGCATGCTTAAAGATGATTGCAATGAAACCCGCGAACACTTTGCCGAAGTAACGCGCAAAAACATTCTCACTTACTACAAAAAACAACTCCAAGAAACTCTGGATGATGCTTGCACATCATATCTTAACAACACAATGAACGAGCAGGGTTATTACTCTGAGCAAGATATGGAGCATGGGGATTTGGTATGGAGAAGATGATAAGCGAAGAACGGTACAGTCACTTTGACTATGAAATATGGGCATATATGGATGACGATTACCCAGCCGAAGTTTCGCATTACTACTACAAGATTCTTGATAAAGGTGGCGATCATCAATTTTGGACGGGAAACGCAGTTATATACGAATCAAATGATTCGTTCGAATCAGAACAGAAGGCCCGGTTTGCAGCAATAGGCCACATCAGTAAGTTGGAAGATGGAGAAGAGCCAGATTATGACAAAGAGCCATCATCAATAGATTGGGAAGAGAGAAGGAAGTTAGGGGAATGATTATGAAAGATTACATTACAGCAAAAGAAAGACTGAATTTTAAGAAGACGGCATTTTATTGGTTACTTAGGAGGAAGTCATGAACCAAGTACAAAACATTACTTCCTGGCTTCAGATAAAAATAGAAGAGTGGGAAGAGATATGCTCAAAGCATAAAGGAATTCCGCCAATTAAGAAGTGCCAGTGTGATTTTGACGAAGGAATGGAGAAAGGGGTTCTGGATGGATTTTATCAAGTCATGGAGTTTATAGACGAGCAACCAGCATAGATGCATTCCTCATGCGCATAGAGATGTGCGCATCGGGAATTTATCTAAGACCTTAAATGGTCACAATTTAACTAAGTAGGAGTTGTAAAATGGCGTTACGAGCGAAGAAACCAGAAGCAATTGAAAAGCGTTTAAAGGCATTATTTTATGGTGGTGCCGGTGTCGGTAAAACGACCGCTGCAATCCAGTTCCCAAAGCCCTATCTGATTGATACAGAGAAAGGTGCTGAGAATGACCAATACACGAAGCTCATTCAAAAAGCTGGAGGTGTGGTATTCCAAACCTCAGACTTCAATGAGCTTATGGCGGAGGTCAAAGCTTTGTTAACTGAGAAGCACGAGTATAAGACGCTTATCATTGACCCTCTTACCACTCTATATAATGACCTGCTCGACAAGTCAGCATTGAAGAATGGAACAGACTTTGGACGCCATTACTCCGATGCAAATAAACAGATAAAGCACTTACTCAATCTATTGTTGCGTCTTGATATGAACGTGATTATCACAAGCCATGCCAAGAATGAGTATGGTCAAAACATGTCAGTTCTTGGCCAGACATTTGATTGCTATAAGAAGCTTGATTACCTGTTCGATCTGGTGTTTGAGATACAAAAACGCGGTAAAGACCGTGTTGCACTGGTGAAAAAGTCTCGCATAGAAAAATTTCCTGACACTGAAACCTTCCCGTTTTCTTATGCTGATATCGCGCAAAGATACGGAAAAGAAGTGCTTGAGCGTGACGCTGTTGCGCAGGAACTTGCAGAAGAAGCGCAAGTAAAAGAATTGGTGCGATTAATTGATTTAATCAAAGTGCCCGAAGAAATTTCCCAGAAGTGGCTGGATAAGTCCAGTTCTGAGAAGTGGGAAGAAATGCCACGCGATGCAATTCAAAAGTGCATCGACCATTTGAAGTCTAAAATACAAGGAGAGTAACCGATGTTTGCTTACGAAGTAATGAACGAGCAGGAAGCTATGAATGAGAGATTTCAGTTAATGAAGGAAGGTGAATACGATGCCATCATTAGCGCATCTACTGATACGGTTTCTGCTAATAGCGGAAACCCCATGATGGATATGACCGTTTCGGTATTCGATGAGAACGGCAAGTCTCATGATGTAAGAGATTTCTTAGTTTTCACCAAGACAATGATGTGGAAAGTGGTTCATTGTGCTGATTCCGCAGGTCTTTTGCCTGAGTATGAAGCTCAGAAATTTTGCTCGGAATCCGTGATAGGCAAGCGTGTTCGAGTTAAAATTAATATTGAACAAGGTGGAATTATTCCGGAAGATAAGTTAAAAGGTAAACCTGTTGGTTCAAAGTATCCAGACAAAAATAAAATTGAAGACTATGTGAAGAAAGAAGACCAGAAGCCATTGGCAAGTAATGGCTCTGACGATCCCTTTCAAGATGACGATATAGCCTTTTAGAGGAGCTTAATTGAATTATTTAAAAGCGATTGGAGTTGGTTGTTGCGTCATGGTATTGGCGCAACATATCCCTATGCAGTGGTGGGAAGGTATATTGCTAGGCTTTGGCGTAACATCGATTATAATTTAATAGTTATGGGATGGAGCTCGAAAAGCTATAAGCGAAGAGCGCCTAATTTTGCCTCTGGCGAGACCGTGATGCTCGTGATTAGCACGCGGGCAACTAGGTAGGTGCGGGTGAAATTCCCGTCATCCCACCAATTTATGACAATCGCGGCGTGGACAGTGACACGCGAAGACAGTGAGTGATGGCAACCCCTTTTATCAATGAGTGGTCATTAAACACCTGCTCGGTAGGTCACTAAGAAGCAGCGGAGCAACATGACTTAGTTGCACGGATAGATGAAAGTGTTACAGGCACCAGACCAAGCTATGAGCAGGTGCAATTCCTGCCGATTGTCAACTTTACATATGCATATTGTCAACTTAAGGATAAGAAGATGAAATTTTGCGAAGCAATGGATAAGCTAAAAAGTGGTGCAAAAGTTACACGAGAACCCTGGAAGCAAGGGGTTTATTTTTTAATGGATGGCAGTGACGTTAAGTCCTTCCAGCCTAAACTGGCTCCATATGTTTATAACGAAGATATAATGGTTTCCGATGGATGGCTTGTTGATGGTCATGAAGGTGAGTTTAAGTTTTGCGATATAATCTCTTATTTGCAGCAAGGCTCTAAGGCTAAGCTTAAAGAGTGGAAGGAGATGTTCATTTATCTTGACAAATCAATCAAGTGTTTGGTGGTCAATTCAATGGATGTATTCCCTTTTACTCCACAATTTGATGATTTTGTTGCCCAAGATTGGGTGGAAATACAATGACGATTGTTCATGAGCCAAAAAATTATTTAGAAAAGATTACTGAAATGTATGCTTTCGTGTCAGTAGATGAAGGCGGAGAAGGTGTTGTTGGAATGACGATGCCTATTGGTGGTCGTGAAACCTTTATGCCTTTTGTATGCGCTGATAAAGCACGCATGGAATCATTGAAACCCATAGCTAAAAAAATAGCTCAGGAATCCGGCAAGACAATAAAGTTAATCAAACTTACCAATAGAAAGGATATAGAGACCTTATAATGATGGATTACTATAACTTAGATGATGACAATAATCCTATTCCTTGCACATTAAGAGAATGGGGTGATTTATATGAAACTGAAACAGGTCAAGATAGAAGAAGAGTAGCATTTGACAAGGTGGATGATTATGAAATATCAACTGTTTTTTTGGGACTTGATCATGGTCACGGATTTTCAAAAAAGCCATTGCTATTTGAAACAATGGTTTTTGGTAAAGAACCTGGTGACGGATATCAGACTCGATGTTCCACTTGGATAGAAGCAGAAGAAATGCATAAAACAGCGATTCAATGGGTGAAAGATGGATGCAAAGATGAATGAAGATAATGTAGATAGATTGATACAAATGAATCAAAGACTACTTCTTGTCATGGGTTACGCAACTTCTATAATTCTTGAGCTTGGGAAGTATGTACCAGAAGAAAAGAAACAAGGTGTCTATTGGGTTATAGAAGCGATAGAGAACATTGTCTATCTTGATAAACCATTGCCGCCAATGCCTTCTGATCCAATATGACTGAGAATACAAAAATTACATGTGACAACTGTAACAAGGATTTAACCTATACAGGAAATTGCATAGATTATCGATTAAAGTTAATGGACGAAATCATTCCACCCAAAAGCAGTACTGTTACTGCAATGATGATGTACCCATCGCTTAAGGATGGAAGTAAACATTTTTGTGGAATAGGATGCTTAAAAGTTTGGATACATAATCTATGAGTCAGCCATGGGAATGCCCTCGTTGTGGAAGAATGAATGCACCATTTAATCCGGCCTGTTTTTGCGCTCCGGAAAAAGAAATAGTTTCCGCTGGTTCATCTCAGCATATTATGGACGCTGCAAATTATTTAGGAGCCAAAGGACAGGCCCCATTTAATCCAATGCCATTACCTGCCGGACTGCATTATGGATATAAGAAAAGCATCCAATGTTTAATTTGTGGTGGACATCATGGAATAGGCGTTAGTTGCATGACATTAAAGGTTGAATAATGAAAATATTAACATGGATTTTTTTAATAATTCTTCTATCTTCTTGCAGTAACAGTAATGATGCAAACAAAGCATTAACTGCAATGGGATTTACTGATATTCAAACTACTGGGTATAAATGGTTTGCATGTTCAGATGATGATTGGTATCACACTGGATTCACAGCCACCAATCCACAAGGTATGCAAGTTTCTGGCGTAGTTTGCTCAGGATTCTTTTTTAAAAATAGTACGGTGAGGTTTTAATGACAAATGCAGATATAAGTACAATATGCACTACTGTTGAATGGTGTTTTTTTTGGATCGCAATTGCGGTGATATTTAAATGAGTGGATTTAGAGACAGAACATACTGCGTATCACCAAACTGCAAAAATGAATGCGGACGAGCAATGTCAATCGAAGAAAAAGAAGAGCTAAAAGAGTTGGCATTTAGAGGATATAAAGCTAGCGCTATGGTTTCTTGCGCTTATTTTTGTGGTGAGCCAAAGGAAGATACGGATGAGCAATGATGCCGTAATAGTTATGTGCCCACCCTATCCAGAATATAAGAAAGCATCAAAAGATCAATCACATAAAAAACTGAGGATGAAAATGAGTAGGATTTCATTTATAGCATTTGTAATACTTTCTATAATATTTATGGTCACAATAATATATTTATCAAACCCGAAAGATTATGACCAATCGAAATGCAATCCGAATGAAGGGGCAACTGAGAGATTATTCTTTAGTAGGTGTGTTGGATAACCAATTTAGTTTGAATTGGTATGTTATTGGTATAAGAACGGTATAAATTATACCTGTTCTAGATTCGAGAATTTAGAATGAGTTTATCAAATGATCTGGTTGTTGTGATGTGTCCGCCCTTTCCAGAATACAAAGAAGCACCAAAAGACCAATCGCACAGTGAATTGCGCGAATGTCCAAAATGTAAAAATCAAATGTGGCTATCGGAAAAGAAGAAAGGAATGCTTATGTTTGCTTCTTGTCTGAACAAAGAAATAATTCTTGCATGTTATCATTGCATAACGAAATTAGCCCAAGAACAGCCGGAACTCTTTACTGAATCAAAACGGGTTGATTTATGAGAACTGAAGAAGAAACAAAAGAAATAATGAAAGGACTAGCTACCTCACCAGATTTTTTAGCCGCACTAGAAAGCTGCTTGGAACGTTGGAAAAAAGTAAAAGATGGAGAAGTTAATGCGGTTGATGTTTCCTTTTATATGTTTTGTGAAGGATATTTATCCTGCTTAGACTATATGGAAGTGAAAGATAAATTGCGTCCGTTCAAATATGAACCATCCAAGGAAAAGGAATGAAGATTTACTTTGCGTCACGATTTGATGTTATGAAGATGGAAGTTAAGATTGAAAACGATATAGGAGACTTTATTGTTCTACAAGGAGAAGATTGTAGAGACCTTGTTCCCTATTTTGGTGTAAAGCTGGATGATGGCGAACAAGCGAAGCTGACTAAATGGCTAGGCGAGCATGACCTGTAATTAAGGTACACCTTTTTTACCAATTTGCCGACACCAAGAAGATGGTATGTAATTAATCATTTTAACCACCTTTATTGACATTGTCCAAAAAGGTGCTATACTCCAAGCCATAAATAGGAGTGACATGAATGAGCACTATAACAAAAGACCAAGAACAATATATTGAGCATGAAGTCAAAATAAGACTCCATGATGAAAAATTTCAAATTATCGAAAGAGATTTTGACGATGTGAAGTCATCAATGAGGCATCTTGACAGTAAATTTGATACTCAATTTAAATGGATTATAGGAATGTTTGTAAGCTCTATCATTATTCCTGTTGTCCTTCACTTTATTAAAGTCGTATAAATGGAAGGTTTCACAAAAGAAGAGCTAGATACAATATTGATATGTTACGAAGATAGTGCATACTGGATAAATAAAGACCACGACCCTATTTATAATAAATTAAAATCCATGATTGATAATTATTGCGATCATGATTGGGAATCTTATGTATCACCTGATGGCCACATCTTAAGATGTTTTAAATGTCTAAAGGAAATACCAGAATGAATGATGTAAAAGTTAAATGGCCTCTTGTTATTAACTATTGGGATAAGCCTTATATAAATTATATAGATCTTGGAAACTACACAATGTTCCGTATGTGTCTTGTAAAGACGCGACAACCTAGACTTGGGCTTTACGTCTCAGTAGAAGATAAAGGCTCCTTCTTTTTTTCTCTTGAGAACAGACTGCATAAAGACTACGTAGCTGAAAAACTATTTTTACAAGGAGATCACGGGCAAGTAGCAGACTTTCTAAACGCCCAACTTGGTAAAGAAGGCGACCAACAAGGCCATTATTACGCGCAAGTCATTAAAGACGTAGAGCCGTATGGAAAAATTGGAGAAGACAAAATAATGCCGTGGAGCCCCGAAATTATATGAGCCATCAAGTTGTAGGCTACATACGTGTTTCATCACAAGGACAAAATACTGCAAGACAGTTAGCGGGTTTAAAATTAGACAAGGAGTTTGTCGATATTATGAGCGGAAGCACGAAAGAGCGAGAAAAACTTCTCGAATGCATGGATTATGTTCGCGAAGGAGATACGTTAGTTGTTGAAAGCATAGACAGGCTGGCACGAAACTTGCGCGACTTACAAGAAATAATCCATTCTATGATAAAAAAAGGAGTTTCCGTTAAATTTATTAAGGAAAACCTTATCTTTACAGGAAAAGAAGATGCAATGGCGAACCTCATGCTTCAAATGATGGGCTCATTCGCTGAATTTGAGCGAACAATGATTCGTTCAAGACAAAAAGACGGGATAGAGGCCGCTAAAAAGTTGGGTAAGCACCTTG